TTAACGCAACAATGGACAATCTGGTGGTAATCGACAACGCAACGCCGCCGGAAGTATTTCAATATGGAAGTTTTGCCCACTCAACGGTTCGCCATCAAGATTAAAAGTGATTTCGTGTGGGGCTTGTATATCAAACCACGACGAAGCACCTTCGATAATATTCGGGTTATCTTCGTCAGATTTTAAGGTTGATACGAGAGTCGGAATAATTTCATCGCCGGTAAAAATGCGCAGTTGCAGCAAGCCATCGTTAATTAATGCGTTCGGGCACAATTGTTGACCGCCACCGGCCTGACGCCCGTTACCAATACCAATGACCAGGGCGTCACCTTGCCAGTGAAAGTTTTCACCGCGGATTTCACAACGGTCCGGTTGCAGAGTGTCCATGCGCATTAAGCCATGAATGATGTAAGAGACGCCACCCAGCGCGGCTTTTAATTTTTCCGGCGTTTCTGTGGTAATACGCGTCCCAAACCCGCCTGTCGCCATATTAATAAAACAGGTTTGTTTGTTGACCTGCGCCATATCTATCGCAATGGCGTTACCGGCAATTGCCAGTTTCAGCGCCTTATCCAGTGCCTCAGGAATCCCTACACTAGTGGCAAAATCATTGGCAGTTCCTAATGGTAAAATTCCCAGCGCGGGTATTTCATCCCCCTCACATTGAATCAATGCCGTAGAAACTTCATTAATGGTGCCATCGCCACCACCGGCAATCACTGTTGCGACACCTAACTTCCGGGCCTCCTCTACAAATCGTACGGCATCACCTTTCTCCCAGGTAACCCGCACATGGATCGTCATTCCTTCCTCACGCAACAGCATAATTGCTTCGCGCAAGGGTAGATTGTCAGTACTTTTGCCATTAAGAATCAGTAAGCTGGCGGGAAATTCTGCCATGATCGTATGTGCCTTTATGATTGGTCTGTAGATAGTGTAGAGCAGAAAAGAAAAGGTGGAGTCAGAACAGGATGAAAGTCGGAGGATAAAAAGTCAGTTCAGGTATGGGGATTCAGTGCTTACCACCAGGAGCTTACAATGGGGACAGCGAATATTAACGGTAGCCACTGATAAATTTTAAAAAAGAGAATATACCTAATATTCAACTAAACAGTGGCATCTTCAATATACTATTCAAAATATATTAAAGTCCCCCATGGGGTTACCCGGAAGGGCCTCCATGTCTGTAATTCCTACTTATGTAGGAAATGTTGTACAGAACATTTATTATAATCCTATTCAATTATAATAATCATGCCATTATTATATTTAAACACTAGAGAATGTCGTTGGTAATTAATGGGGGAAGGTAAGGTGAAAAAGATAGCTGCTATATCATTAATTAGTGTTTTTCTTATGTCTGGTTGTGCTGTGCATAATGATGAGACAAGTATCGGTAAATTTGGCCTTGCATATAAAAGTAATATTCAGCGTAAACTCGATAACCAATACTACACCGAAGCCGAAGCTTCTTTAGCCAGGGGTAGAATATCTGGTGCAGAAAATATAGTAAAAAATGATGCAACTCATTTCTGTGTTACCCAGGGCAAAAAAATGCAGATAGTTGACCTGAAGACAGAAGGTGCAGGATTACATGGCGTCGCTCGTCTGACATTCAAATGTGGAGAGTGAGAATAGATTCAAGACTACCATGCACATATTTATTTTATCTGTGATGGGATATTCTTCAACACCATTATTGAATGTGAGTAATAATGACAAACAGATAGATGAAACTAAAGCAGAATTTTTATTTTATGCAGCCATCAGAAAATGATGTCAAAAATATTCCAATGCTTTAGGTTCATTTTTTGGTAAGCGTCAAACATGCGCGTTCTGGCTGTGCGTAACCGGAACCTGTGCGAGCACGATGTCGATAAGTGAAAAGCATCGTACTATGAAGGAGGATTCTATCGATGTGGTCAATGGAAGACGGTGACCAGGGATAGGGCTTATGTATAAAAAATAAGCCCGTGTAAGGGAGATTTAGGGTGTCACCAGTAGGGGCTTTCAACGGTACAATGCGGGTTTGAGCGGCATAAATTACCACTGAAAGCCCTTAAACGTTACTCTACTGTGGACACTGTGTGGACACTCTCGGCCTCAGTACCACCTCTTAGCGGATTAAGAGAAATGGCGTCCTGAAGGTACTCTGGCGCAAAATGAGCGTAAACCATAGTTTGCTCAATCCGCGTGTGACCTAGTATCCGTTGTAGCGTGATAATACTTCCTCCATTAATCATGAAATGAGTGGCAAAGCTGTGCCTTAGTGCATGTGTGGCTTGCCCCGTTGGCAAATCCGGTTTTATTGCTTTCATTGTTCGTCTGAAGCGAGGGTAATCAGCATCAGGGAATAAAAAACCTCGTTTGTTATCCGCGATCATTTTGGCAACAGCCTCTGAGATCGGGACGGTGCGTGGTTTGTTTGTTTTCGTTTTAACAAACGTGACGCGGTTATGGATGATATTTTCTGCTTTCAAACGAGCTGCTTCTCCCCAACGTGCTCCTGTACTCAGGCAAAGAATCGCAATCTTTTTATTGTCGCCGTCAAGTGCTGCAAGCAGTAAGGCAATTTCTTCCTGTGTGAGATAGCCTGTTTCTGGTTTTTCCTCCTTAAGCCTCTTTGTCCCTCTGATAGGGTGCTCACCAAAGAATAACTCCGCTTCAATCAGGGCTGTAAACATGCCGCTAATACATGTTAAATCACGATTGATACTCGAAGGTTTAATACCCTGACTTCTTCGGGTGGCGCAGTACTGGCTGATAAGGGATTTCGTGATTTGAAATGCGCATGGGTCATTCGTTATTTTTGTGAAGATTTCAATTTTTCCAAGATTAGATTTCCCATGCTCTTCGTGTTTACCCTTTAAATCCCACCAGATCTGTGTCAGTTCCGACAGACGTCGTTTGTCTGTTGGTTTTGATAGCCATTCTTTATTGTGGTGGTTGTACAACGTGTATTTTTCGAAAGCGACAGCTTCGCTTTTCTTATCAAACTTCCTACGGATGCGTTTTCCGTTACGTCCAGTAGGGCGGATGTCCACTTCATATCGACCATCATCGAGTTTTTTGATTGCCATCAGAAAACCCTCCGAGTGGTACTTTTTTTTGCTACTACTAATCGCTTTTTTCGTGGTGGCTGAAATTTAGCCACCAATAGTAGGCACTTGTGATGAATATATTCACGATAAATTGTTAACCAGTCTTTTGACCGGAGTGGGGCGACGTTGTTTCGTTTTGCCCAAAGTGTGCGAGAGCGGGCGCAATTTGCCCGGCTTCTGGAGCTACCTGATCAGTCATGAACCACAAAGTATATTTAGTAAATCTAGGATGTTGTAAGACCTTCATTATGGCTTCAACTCCAGCGTTTTTTGACCGGCTCTCATAGCTCGAAAGTGAGCTGTAGGCTACACCAGTTAATTCACTGAATTCTTTACGGTTTAACCTTTCAGATTCACGGATTAGCTTCAACTTCTCCGAAACGTCTATTGACATAATTACTCCGATTGCGTAATTTCTTGCTGATGGTATGAAATGTTGTGCTTCTGGAGTTATCCTTTTAGGCAATAATTAGCCATTAGGAGCCATTAGAAGCACTAAGGGAGAATCGTAGCAGATGAATAGACAGCTTGTAAGCGTGACTGATGCCGTGCCTTATCAGGAGTTTGCAAAACTCATTGGCAAAACTCCAAGAGCTGTAAGGGGCATGATTGAGAAAGGGAAATTACCAGTTATTGAGATTACTGACCCTCAGTCAGTATCGGGGCGTGCTGGTGAATATTGGGTATACCTTCCGGCATGGAATAACGGACTAAAACTGGCTTATGAAAGCCGTCCTAAAGAGATTCGTGACGGCTGGTTGATGTGGTTAGGTCTCGGTGAACCACGTTAAGGAGAACCGTATGAATGAGCCTCGTTGTATTGCTCAGTTATTGCGTAACGAAAGCCCCAGGGCGATTGACTTCACCATCACCCACGGTAAGGGGCGTAAGGGAATCATTATCCGCACCAAAAAACAGAGTCCGTTAAAAAAGGCTCTGACCTTTCTGAAAAGCCGGAGGGTCTGGAAATGACAGTGATGACGCTTAATCTCGTTGAAAAACAGCCAGCAGCTATGCGCCGGATAATTGGTAAGCATCTGGCCGTCCCTCGCTGGCAGGAGACATGCGATTATTATAATCAGATGATGGAACGCGAACGGCTAACGGTTTGCTTCCATGCGCAGTTAAAACAGCGTCACGCAACGATGCGTTTTGAAGAAATGAACGACGTCGAACGTGAACGGCTGGTTTGCGCAATTGATGAATTGCGTGGGGCATTCTCAAAACGCCGTCAGGTTGGCGCAAGTGAGTATGCATATATTAGTTTTTTAACAGTCAGTCAGCGTCGTACTTTATTTATGCATGCCGGATTGACTGAAAAAGAATTCAACCAGCCATACTGGCGAATTAATGAAGAATCATGTTACTGGCGTGATGCTTTATTCCGTGCATTACGTGAATTGTTCAGCCTGTTTGAGTATGCACCGACAATTCTGACGTCGGTAAAACCAGAGCAATATCTGCATTAAGTAATTAACCAGAGTTTTTAACGCACTTAATTGTGCGGGGCTTCTTTTTGCCTGGAGAAAGTCATGCATACAGTTTCTGAAAATCAGTGCGGTAAATACGCATTACTGCTGCAACAGGCCAGAACCGAAGCACAGGCCGACGCAGCGACACGCTTTTCTTCTCATCTTGACGCCATGATTCGCCATATCACAAAGGCGGAGTTATCCCGCGTGGAGATAGTCGAGCTGCTCAGTCAGGAGTCGGAAAAATTTCACAATATCGGATTGTCTCGCGGGGAGGTGCTTTGATGTCCTGTTCTCATTCAGTTGTATTACTGAATAACGCCTTAAAAATCGCCGTTATGAAAAATGGCGATTTGTCTCTTATTCAACTTTGCCTTGATAAAGAAAAACGCGACATAACTGAATCTGTTATCGCGATTTATCAGAATGAATTAAACCTCCTGTCTGATGTGGTCAATTTACTTGTTAAACGCGCTGTATTCCACAAGCAAATTTCCTCAGTGGATGAACTGACAAAATTAACGACAGAGCTTGCCAGTTATTGCGCTGATGTATCCAGGAAACTTAACGATAAAAGGAGCTGATAATGCCGGACAACGTAGATTTTATTCAGGAACAACAGGCTGAATTACTGGAGCGCCAGATTAACGCGGCAAGGGTAAAACATTGCGGTGCTTCTGCGCTGGTTTGCGAAGAGTGTGACGCGCCAATACCTGCTGCCCGTCGTGCGGCTTACCCGTCAGCCACGCGTTGTGTTTCCTGTCAGTCAGTCTTTGAAGCAAAAAACAAACATTACCGGAGAACGGCATGAGTATTCGTATTGAAATTGGCGAACGTTATGTCGTTACCAGTGACAGCTTTCAGTTTATTCTCCACGAGAAAAAGAGAGCGGAAAGCGGTAAAAACGCCGGTCAGGAATGGCTGGCGGTGGTTGGTTATTACCCGAAATTAAGCCAGCTCGTTTCCGGCCTGATGCATCACGATATTCTGACCGGAAGCGCAAAGTCTTTTGCTGATTTAAACGCGCAGGTTGAGCAACTCAGCAGGCGTTGTTCAGAGGCTTTTGGCTCATATGGCCGTTAAAGCCTCCGGGCGTTTTGTCCCTCCGTCAGCATTTGCCGCAGGCACCGGTAAGATGTTTACCGGTGCTTATGCATGGAACGCGCCACGCGAGGCTGTCGGGCGCGAAAGACCTCTTACACGTGATGAGATGCGTCAGGTGCAAGGTGTTTTATCCACGATTAACCGCCTGCCTTACTTTTTGCGCTCGCTGTTTACTTCACGCTATGACTACATCAGGCGCAATAAAAGCCCGGTGCACGGGTTTTATTTCCTCACATCCACTTTTCAGCGTCGTTTATGGCCGCGCATTGAGCGCGTGAATCAGCGCCATGAAATGAACACCGATGCGTCGTTGCTGTTTCTGGCAGAGCGCGACCAGTATGCGCGCCTGCCGGGAATGAATGACAAGGAGCTGAAAAAGTTTGCTGCCCGTATCTCATCGCAGCTTTTCATGATGTATGAGGAACTCTGCGATGCCTGGGTGGATGCGCATGGCGAGAAAGAATCGCTGTTTACGGATGAGGCGCAGGCTCACCTCTATGGTCATGTTGCTGGCGCTGCACGTGCTTTCAATATTTCCCCTCTCTACTGGAAAAAATACCGTAAAGGACAGATGACCACGAGGCAGGCATATTCTGCCATTGCCCGTCTGTTTAACGATGAGTGGTGGACTCATCAGCTTAAAGGCCAGCGTATGCGCTGGCATGAGGCGTTACTGATAGCTGTCGGGGAGGTCAATAAAGACCGTTCTCCTTATGCCAGTAAACATGCCATTCGGGATGTGCGTGCACGCCGCCAGGCAAATCTGGAATTTCTTAAATCGTGTGACCTTGAAAACAGGGAAACCGGCGAGCGCATCGACCTTATCAGTAAGGTGATGGGCAGTATTTCTAATCCTGAAATTCGCCGGATGGAGCTGATGAACACCATCGCTGGAATTGAGCGTTACGCCGCCGCAGAGGGTGATGTGGGGATGTTTATCACGCTGACCGCGCCGTCAAAGTATCACCCGACTCGTCAGGTCAGAAAAGGCGAAAGTAAAACCGTTCAGCTTAATCACGGCTGGAACGATGAGGCATTTAATCCAAAGGATGCGCAGCGTTATCTCTGCCGCATCTGGAGCCTGATGCGCACGGCATTCAAGGATAATGATTTACAGGTCTACGGTTTGCGTGTCGTCGAGCCACACCACGACGGAACGCCGCACTGGCATATGATGCTTTTTTGTAATCCACGCCAGCGTAACCAGATTATCGAAATCATGCGTCGCTATGCGCTCAAAGAGGATGGTGACGAAAGAGGAGCCGCGCGAAACCGTTTTCAGGCAAAGCACCTTAACCGGGGCGGTGCTGCGGGATATATCGCGAAATACATTTCAAAAAATATCGACGGCTATGCACTGGATGGTCAGCTCGATAACGATACCGGTAAGCCGCTTAAAGATACTGCCGCGGCTGTTACCGCATGGGCGTCAACGTGGCGCATCCCGCAATTTAAAACGGTTGGACTGCCGACAATGGGGGCTTACCGTGAACTACGCAAATTGCCTCGCGGCGTCAGTATTGCTGATGAGTTTGACGAACGCGTCGAGGCTGCTCGCGCTGCCGCAGACAGTGGTGATTTTGCGTTGTATATCAGCGCGCAGGGTGGGGCAAATGTCCCGCGCGATTGTCAGACTGTCAGGGTTGCCCGTAGCCCGTCGGATGACGTTAACGAGTACGAGGAAGAAGTCGAGAGAGTGGTCGGCATTTACGCGCCGCATCTCGGCGCGCGTCATATTCATATCACCAGAACGACGGACTGGCGCATTGTGCCGAAAGTTCCGGTCGTTGAGCCTTTGACTTTAAAAAGCGGCATCGCCGCGCCTCGGAGTCCTGTCAATAACTGTGGAAAGGTCACCGGTGGTGATACTTCGTTACCGGCTCCCACACCTTCTGAGCACGCCGCAGCAGTGCTTAATCTGGTTGATGACGGTGTTATCGAATGGAATGACCCGGAGGTCGTGAGGGCGCTCAGAGGTGCATTAAAACACGGACTGAGAACACCAAATCGTCAGCAAAGAAACGGAAGCCCGTTAAAACCGCATGAAATAGCGCCATCAGCCAGGCTGACCCGGTCGGAACGATTGCAAATTACCCGTATCCGTGTAGACCTTGCTCAGAACGGTATCAGGCCGCAGCGATGGGAGCTTGAGGCGCTGGCGCGTGGTGCAATTGTGAACTATGGCGCAAAAGAATTTCATTACCATGTTCAGAAGGCGTGGGAAGCATTTTCGAGGTGGTAATCTAAATATGAAAAATCTGCACACCGAAACACTCTTGTAGGTTGATAATTTGCAAACTAGGTGGATTTACTCTTTGATGTGTAAGAAGTTATACTACAAAAAATTGATTTATGGGCTTGGCGATGTATAACGATCCTTATAGTGACCCAAAAGCGTGGGAATCATATTTCAAAAATATTGTTTGGCTACATTATAAGCCTGCTAACTGTTGTGACTTGCCAGATGAGCATGGAGGCGACTTTGGGCTGGAGTGTTACACTCTGAGTGGTCATGTTTTTCAGTGTTACTTGCCTGAGCAGTCGAGTGATATTGATAAGCTTTATAAAGCGCAACAAAAAAAGATTTATACTGATATAAAAAAGTTTTCTCAGGATAACATTAAAGAATTAGAGGAGCTTTTTGGCACATTAAAAATTAGCCGCTGGATATTAGCTACACCATATAATAAATCGGCGAAATTAAGTCAATATTGCACAAAAAAATCATTAAAAGTAAGAGAGTTAGGGATTTCTTACGTTGCTGATGATTTTCAAATAGTAGTGCAAACAGATCGAAATTATATAGAAGAAGCGTTCTTTCTTCGCAAAAATAACTATCAATTAAGCTTTAATATAAATGATGCGACGGCTGAGAATGCTGCTAACTTTATTAGTGAAAATACATCTTTTTTAGATAAGCTAAATTTAAAATTACCTAAGATAAATGATGATGTATCTAGGCAGGGTTTATATAGAGAGTTTTTAATACAAAAATATCTTGATTATCAAAACTTGCTGGATGCTTTGAAGAGAGACTGGGTTGATATCTATGAAATTATCTATAACTGTGTTCAACATAGAGAACGTAATTTGGTAGGTCTCTTTCTTCTTACTTCATCAGATGCGAAACCATCAGATATAATGAAAGATGAAATCGCTTTGTTAAAGAAATGTATTGAAGAGGAAGTTAGTACGCTTAAACAGGCTGACTTGGATAAGATAACATGGGGAGTTATTTCTGATTGGCTTATAAGATGCCCTTTAGATTTTTAGAATGGAAAAGCAAATGCATATAACGATAGATGAAATAATAGGAAGGCCGTTTACGTTTAATAAACGACCTGAACATTTGCCATGTGATATGAGACCATTGTGGCGTTGCAGTTTGTTGCTGATAATATTCCTTGTCACAGGGAGAGCTGGTTGCTGTTCTTTAAAAAAACTTCATTTAATTAATTGGATGTTAAAGTCAGAGAATAATGAAGCAATGTTTGAATTCTGGCTTTTAAACAAAGAAGGTTTAAAGCCTGAAGTAAGATTGGATCCAACTTTAGATAGAGCAATACAGCTATTATTAGCAGAGGATTTTATTTTGAGAAATGAACGAGCGTTCAAAATAAATGAAAAGGGGCTTAAGGTCGCTGAGAAATTGCTTTCTCTTGATGTGTTCAAAGAAGAAAGGTTGGTGCTAAATAAACATAAGGCTGGACTGTCCGAAACTAACATTAATAAAATATTTCAGGTGGGTTAATATGTCGTTGGAAATTATTTCATTGGAGTTAGTAGCAAATACTTCGGATGGGCGTTATGGTGTTAGTATACCTTTTTCAAATGGCTTGTTTTTATTAAGAGTTGAGAATTCTCATGGTAAATCAACTTGCATGAATGGGATTGCATATGCACTTGGGATGGAAAAGGCATTAGGTGTCGGTTCTGGAAAAATCCCATTCCCTCCATCTTTGACTAGAGCACTAACGACAAAAGATAATGTTGAAGTTAGTGTAATATCATCTTATGTTTTGCTAAAAATAAAGAATCATAAGGGAATAGAAGCATCTTTGAAAAGGAATATTATCGGTCACGATAATAATAATGTTATTTATATAGATGAGAAGAATAATGTAAAAAGTAAGAGTGGTACTTATTTTTTACATAGAGAGGGCGATACTGAAAGGGAACGTGGTTTCTATAAGTGGTTAGCTGATTTTATAGGTTGGAGTTTGCCAAATGTTCCAAACCATAATGGGAAGGACACTATTCTTTATCCATCCGTACTTTTCCCTGCATGGTATGTTGAGCAAAAAAAAGGATGGTCGTCAATTATGGCGACTGTACCAACACAATTTGGAATTAAAGAGCCAAAGAAAAGAGCTCTAGAATTTTTAATGTCTCTTGATGTTAATGATAATATTTTATTGCGTAGTTCGTTAAGAAATGAACTTGATATTATTTATCATGATTGGAAGTTAATTAAACACAATGCAGAAGTTATTGCTTCTAAATTGTCGTCAGTTGTCACAGGGATTCCTGAACAACCAGTGGCAAAATTTGATCATTATAAGATAGATTTGATTATTAAAAATGGTAGTGTCGTTAGATCTATTGTTGATGTTCGTAATGAACTGGAAAAAGAGTTGCAAGAAATTAAGTTTGACACTCTTGGTGAGCAAGAAGAACAAACTTTACAATTATCAGTGGTTAAGTTATTAGGTCAAAAAAATGATGAAATTAACTCTCTGGAATTAAAGATTAAAGAGATTTGTGAGCATAGAAGTTATATTCAATATCAAATTCAGGCGACCAAAAACAGATTGTATAATCTGTTGGAAGATAAAAGGAAGTATGAAGATTTAAAGAAAATATCATCTTCGGATGCGTATAAGTCAACAGATTTAATGTCAAATATTTGTCCGACTTGTGGTGCAAGTTATAATGATAATTTGCTAAGTTTTTCATCGCAAGAAAATCTGATGACATATGAAGATAGTTTGAACTTTATTAAAGAGCAAGTAAAAGCATTTGAGTTTGTTCTGTCGGATAGTGAAAAGCAATTAAAGCTTAAAGATGTTGAGAGGAGTGATTTAGAGGGGGAAATAGCCAAGATTAGAGTTGATATTAATGCATTAAGGGAGTCAAAATATCCCTCAATGGTTGTTCAGGAGGAGTTTCTGAGACGTAAAATAAACATTGAGAATAAAATTAATGCCATTAACGATGGCATTAAAAGTATATTGGACATTAGACTGGAGTTGGATTCATTACACCGTAGATATAAAAAGCTTATCGCGAAAAGAAAAGGATTGCCAGATAATTTCTTGTCGCGTAATGATGCCGATAAGTTAAAATTTCTTAATAAAGAAGTCGTTGCACGATTAGAAAAATATAATTTTACAAGTTTTGATTCTAAACTTGTGTCAATATCAGAAGATAATTACTTACCTACTAGGGAAGGATATGATATAGGTTTTGACACATCAGCTAGTGATGGAATAAGAATCATTTGGGGTTATTTAATAAGTTTATTTGTTGTTGGTTCTAAATTTCAAACAAATCACCCTGGATTGATTGTGTTTGATGAGCCTCGTCAACAAGAAGCAAATAAAGTAAGTTTTGCCGAGTTACTTAAAGATGCTGCAGAAACAACAAAAGGACAAGGGCAGATCATTTTTGCTACATCAGAAGATGAAAATGTCTTAAAAGAGGCATTAGAAGGGTATGACTATACAATGATATCCTTTGATAAGAACAATGGGAAATTGTTGAGGAAATTATAAACTTTTATGTTGCTGCATTAGAATGCATGATTATTGTTTATCTGTTAAGAGTGCTCCGTGCCAGTGTCGGCGCGGAGAAATCATGTCATGCACCTGCATTAAAACCGACCCATGAAGCGGGCGGGCGAGGCGGGGAAAGCACTGCGCGCTGGCGGTGGTGCTGATTTTATTTTTTCAGCGTCTGAGCGCGTCGTGATGGCGTTTAGATTGTTCGCCGGGGCGTTGGTGTGTCTGCGGGATGTTTTGTGCGGTGGTGAGCGTGTGAGGGCGTGATGACAGGGTGTAAAAAGCCGCCCGCAGGCGGCGATGTTCAGCCGTTGTCAGTGTCCAGTGAGTAGTTTTTAAAGCGGATGACCTCCTGACCTAGCCAGCCGTTTATCTCGCGGATCCTGTCCTGTAACGGGATAAGCTCATTGCGGACAAAGACCTTTGCCACTTTCTCAATATCACCCAGCGACCCGACGTTCTCCGGCTTGCCGCCCATCAACTGAAAAGGGATGCGGTGCGCGTCCAGCAGGTCTGCGGCGCTGGCTTTTTTGATATTAAAAAAATCGTCCTTCGTTGCCACTTCACTGAGCGGGATAATTTTAATGCCGTCGGCTTTCCCTTGCGGGGCATAGAGAAACAGATTTTTAAAGTTGTTGCGGCCTTTCGACTTCACCATGTTTTCGCGGAGCATTTCGATATCGTTGCGATCCTGCACGGCATCGGTGACGTACATGATGTATCCGGCATGTGCGCCGTTTTCGTAATACTTGCGGCGGAACAGCGTGGCCGACTCATTCAGCCAGGCAGAGTTAAGGGCGCTGAGATATTCCGGCAGGCCGTACAACTCCTGATTAATATCCGGCTCCAGCAGGTGAAACACGGAGCCGGGCGCGAAGGCTGTCGGCTCGTTGAAGGATGGCACCCACCAGTAAACATCCTCTTCCACACCACGGCGGGTATATTTTGCCGGTGAGGTTTCCAGTCTGATGACCTTACCGGTGGTGCTGTAACGCTTTTCCAGAAACGCATTACCGAACACCAGAAAATCCAGCACAAAGCGGCTGAAATCCTGCTGAGAAAGCCACGGATGCGGAATAAACGTTGAAGCCAGAATATTGCGTTTAACGTAAATCGGTGAGCTGTGATGCACGGCAGCACGCAGGCTTTTTGCCAGACCGGTAAAGCTGACCGGTGGCTCATACCATCTGCCGTTACTGATGCATTCGACGTAATTCAGAATGTCACGGCGGTCGAGTACCGGTACCGGCTCACCAAAGGTGAATGCCTCCATTTTCGGGGCGCTGGCGGTGATTGTTTTTGCCGCAGGTTGCGGTGTTTTCCCTTTTTTCTTGCTCATCAGTAAAACTCCAGAATGGTGGATGTCAGCGGGGTGCTGATACCGGCGGTGAGTGGCTCATTTAACAGGGCGTGCATGGTCGCCCAGGCGAGGTCGGCGTGGCTGGCTTCCTCGCTGCGGCTGGCCTCATAGGTGGCGCTGCGTCCGCTGCTGGTCATGGTCTTGCGGATAGCCATAAACGAGCTGGTGATGTCGGTGGCGCTGACGTCATATTCCAGACAGCCACGGCGAATAACGTCTTTTGCCTTGAGCACCATTGCGGTTTTCATTTCCGGCGTGTAGCGGATATCGCGCGCGGCGGGATAGAACGAGCGCACGAGCTGGAACACGCCGACACCGAGGCCGGTGGCATCAATACCGATGTATTCGACGTTGTATTTTTCGGTGAGTTTGCGGATGGATTCCGCCTGAGTGGCAAAGTCCATGCCTTTCCACTGGTGACGCTCAAGTATTCTGAATTTGCCACCGGCCACCACCGGCGGTGCCAGCACCACGCATCCGGCGCTGTCGCCACGGTGTGACGGGTCGTAACCAATCCATACCGGGCGGGAGCCGAACGGATTGGCGGCAAACGGCGCATAGTCTTCCCATTCTTCCAGCGTGTCGACCATACAGCGTTGCAGCTCCTCGAACGGGAACACCGACGCCTTGTCGTCAACAAATTCACACATGAACAGGTTTTTAAAATCGTCGGCGCTGTTTTCGCGTTTGAGCTGCTCAATGTCGAACAGCGTGCAGCCGCCTTTCAGCGCGTCCTCAATGGTGACAATCTGCCGCCACTGGCCGTCCGCACAGAGAAGCCCACCGGCAAGGGCGTTATGACTGACGTCGATTTCCACGCGTTCGGCGGCGCTGGCGCGTCCCCGGTTGAACAGTTCACCCGACCAGAACGGGTAGGCGTCGTGCGCCAGCGTGGACGGGGTGGAGAAATAGGTCGATCGCAGGTGACTCTGTGAGGCCATACCTGATGCCACCTTACGCAGCACCTGAAAATTCGGGATCCAGAAAATCTCGTCGACGTACAGGTCGCCGTTATGGCTCTGTGCGGTGTTGGAGTTGGTGCCGAGAAAAATCAGTTTTGCGCCGTTATTGCCCAGGACAATCGGGTCACCGGTCAGGTCAACGTCAACCAGCCGGGCAAAGGCGATGATGTATTCGCGGAACACATACGCCTGCGTTTTACTGGCCGACAGAAAAATCTGGTTATGACCGGTTTTCAGGGCGCGCAGCAGCGCCTCGCGGGAAAAATAAAACGTCGCGCCAATCTGGCGGGATTTCAGGATATCGCGGATGCGGTGCTCAAGCCCGGCGCGATACCAGTGCAACTGATATTCGAAAGACTGCTCAAAGAAAATCTGCTCCAGCTTTTCGATGGCCTCGTCGCTGAAAAAATTCTTTTTCGGTTTGCGACGCCCGCCTTTGTTGCGGTTAGCGACGTTCGGATTAAGGTCTGCTTCGTTGCCGGTCTGGCTGTAGCGGTTGACCCGTGCCAGTCGTTCAATCTGGCGTCCGAGCAGGTCAATTTCCTTGAAGTCACCGCCGGTTTTCTGCGGTTTGATGATGAGCTGGGTCAGCCGCGCTTCCAGACTCATTTCGACACGGCTGATGGGGGCAACGCTGTCCCAGCCGTCGCGCTGTTTCCAGCTCTGCACCGTCGGGCGTTTCATCTGCAACATGGCGGCAATCTGCGGCACGGAAAACCCCTGCCAGTACAGCAGCGCCGCCTGACGACGCGGGTCGTGTAAAAGAGTGGTGTCTGTGGTGATTGTCATGAATACCTCGCCGTGATGAATACACGGCAAGGCTACTGAGTCGTGCCCCACGATTCGCTAAGGTGCTGTTGTGTCAGTGATAAGCCATCCGGGACTGATGGCGGAGGATGCGCATCGTCGGGAAACTGATGCCGACATGTGACTCCTCTAATCACTATTCAGGACTCCTGACAATGGCAAAAAAAGTCTCAAAATTCTTTCGTATCGGCGTTGAGGGTGACACCTGTGACGGGCGTGTCATCAGTGCGCAGGATATTCAGGAAATGGCCGAAACCTTTGACCCGCGCGTCTATGGTTGCCGCATTAACCTGGAACATCTGCGCGGCATCCTGCCTGACGGTATTTTTAAACGTTATGGCGATGTGGCCGAACTGAAGGCCGAAAAGATTGACGATGATTCGGCGCTGAAAGGCAAATGGGCGCTGTTTGCGAAAATCACCCCGACCGATGACCTTATCGCGATGAACAAGGCCGCGCAGAAGGTCTACACCTCAATGGAAATTCAGCCGAACTTTGCCAACACCGGCAAATGTTATCTGGTGGGTCTGGCCGTCACCGATGACCCGGCAAGCCTCGGCACGGAATACCTGGAATTCTGCCGCACGGCAAAACACAACCCCCTGAACCGCTTCAAATTAAGCCCTGAAAACCTGATTTCAGTGGCAACGCCTGTTGAGCTGGAATTTGAAGACCTGCCTGAAACCGTGTTCACCGCCCTGACCGAAAAGGTGAAATCCATTTTTGGCCGCAAACAGGCCAGCGATGACGCCCGTCTGAATGACGTGCATGAAGCGGTGACCGCTGTTGCTGAACATGTGCAGGAAAAATTGAGCGCCACTGAGCAGCGCCTCGCTGAGGTGGAAACCGCCTTTTCCGCACTTAAGCAGGAGGTGACTGACAGGGCGGATGAAACCAGCCAGGCATTCACCCGCCTGAAAAACAGTCTCGACCACACCGAAAGTCTGACCCAGCAGCGCCGCAGCAAGGCCACCGGTGGTGGCGGTGACGCCCTGATGACGAACTGCTGACCGGCGTCAGTCAGTCCGGGAAAACCTTCACGATTAACCCTTAATTTCAGGAAAAACTATGCGCCAGGAAACCCGCTTTAAATTTAATGCCTACCTGTCCCGTGTTGCCGAACTGAACGGCATCGACGCCGGTGATGTGTCGAAAAAATTCACCGTTGAACCGTCGGTCACCCAGACCCTGATGAACACCATGCAGGAGTCCTCTGACTTTCTGACCCGCATCAACATTGTGCCGGTCAGCGAAATGAAAGGGGAAAAAATTGGCATCGGTGTCACCGGCTCCATCGCCAGCACCACCGACACCGCCGGTGGCACCGAGCGTCAGCCGAAGGACTTCTCGAAGCTGGCGTCAAACAAGTACGAATGCGACCAGATTAACTTCGATTTTTATATCCGCTACAAAACGCTGGACCTGTGGGCGCGTTATCAGGATTTCCAGCTCCGTGTCCGTAACGCCATTATCAAACGCCAGTCCCTTGATTTCATCATGGCCGGTTTTAACGGCGTGAAGCGTGCCGAAACCTCTGACCGCAGCAGTAACCCGATGCTGCAGGATGTGGCGGTCGGCTGGCTGCAGAAATACCGCAATGAAGCCCCGGCGCGCGTGATGAGCAAGGTTACTGACGAGGAAGGTCACACCACCTCTGAGGTCATCCGCGTGGGTAAGGGCGGTGATTATGCCAGCCTCGATGCACTGGTGATGGATGCGACCAACAACCTGATTGAGCCGTGGTATCAGGAAGACCCTGACCTTGTGGTGATTGTGGGGCGTCAGCTACTGGCGGACAAGTATTTCCCCATCGTCAACAAGGAGCAGGACAACAGCGAAATGCTGGCCGCTGACGTCATCATCAGCCAGAAACGCATCGGTAACCTGCCGGCGGTACGCGTCCCGTACTTCCCGGCGGATGCGATGCTCATCACGAAGCTGGAAAACCTGTCCATCTACTACATGGATGACAGCCATCGCCGCGTGATTGAGGAAAACCCGAAACTCGACCGCGTGGAGAACTACGAGTCAATGAACATTGATTACGTGGTGGAAGACTACGCCGCCGGTTGTCTGGTGGAAAAAATTAAGGTCGGTGATTTCTCCACACTGGCTAAAGCGACCGCAGAGCCGGGAGCGTAACCGATGACGAGTCCCGCACAGCGCCACATGATGCGGGTCTCGGCAGCGATGACCGCGCAGCGGGAAGCCGCCCCGCTGCGACATGCAACTGTCTATGAGCAGATGCTGGTTAAGCTCGCCGCAGACCAGCGCACACTGAAAGCGATTTATTCAAAAGAGCTGAAGGCCGCGAAAAAACGCGAACTGCTGCCGTTCTGGTTGCCGTGGGTGAACGGCGTGCTGGAGCAGGGCAAAGGTGCACAGGATGACATTCTGATGACGGTCATGCTGTGGCGTCTGGATACCGGCGATATTGCCGGTGCGCTGGAGATTGCCCGTTATGCCCTGAAGTACGGTCTGACCATGCCGGGTAAACACCGCCGTACCCCGCCGTACATGTTCACCGAGGAGGTAGCGCTTGCGGCCATGCGCGCTCACGCTGCCGGTGAGTCTGTGGATACCCGCCTGCTGACGGAGACCCTTGAACTGACCGCCACGGCAGACATGCCTGATGAAGTGCGCGCAAAGCTGCACAAAATCACCGGTCTGTTTCTGCGTGACGCTGGTGATGCCGCCGGTGCGCTGGCTCACCTGCAACGTGCGACACAGCTCGACTGTCAGGCAGGCGTCAAAAAAGAGATTGAACGACTGGAGCGGGAGCTGAAACCGAAGCCGGAGCCGCAGCCCAAAGCAGCGCCCCGCGCCCCGCGTAAGACCCGGAGCGTGACACCGGCAAAACGTGGACGCCCGAAAAAGAAAGCCAGTTAACAACCGAATGCGCCCCGCGCCAGGGCGGCACGCCGGTCAGTGAGGGTGAATCACCTGACACTGCACCGGCGTCCACCGCCCGACTTTTCAGAGGTAGTCATGATGACGCTGATTATTCCGCGAAAGGAGGCTCCCGTGTCCGGTGAGGGTACGGTGGTCATCCCGCAACCGGCAGGCGACGAGCCGGTGATTAAAAACACGTTCTTTTTTCCCGATATCGACCCGAAGCGCGTCCGGGAACGTATGCGCCTTGAGCAGACCGTCGCCCCCGCCCGTCTGCGTGAGGCCATCAAGTCAGGCATGGCGGAGACGAATGCGGAGCTGTACGAGTACCGCGAACAGAAAATTGCCGCCGGTTTTACGCGTCTGGCGGACGTCCCGGCGGACGACATCGACGGTGAAAGCATCAAAGTTTTTTACTACGAGCGCGCCGTGTGTGCGATGGCGACCGCATCGCTTTATGAGCGTTATCGCGGCGTGGATGCCAGTGCGAAAGGCGACAAGAAGGCCGACAGCATTGACAGCACCATTGATGAGCTGTGGCGGGATATGCGCTGGGCGGTGGCGCGCATCCAGGACAAACCGCGCTGCATCGTGAGTCAAATCTGATGAAGACCTTTGCGCTACAGGGCGACACGCTCGACGCCATCTGTGTCCGGTATTACGGGCGCACTGAGGGCGTGGTTGAGACCGTGCTCGCCGCAAATCCGGGACTGGCTGAACTGGGTGCGGTGCTGCCACACGGCACCGCCGTCGAACTGCCCGACGTTCAGACCGCGCCCGTGGCTGAAACTGTCAATCTGTGGGAGTAACGCATGACAGCAGAAGAAAAAAGCGTCCTGTCGCTTTTCATGATTGGGGTGCTGATTGTTGTCGGCAAGGTGCTTGCCGGTGGTGAACCCATCACCCCGCGTCTGTTTATCGGGCGCATGTTGCTCGGTGGTTTTGTCTCGATGGTTGCCGGTGTTGTTCTGGTGCAGTTTCCTGACCTGTCACTGCCTGCGGTGTGCGGCATCGGCTCCATGCTGGGTATCGCCGGTTATCAGGTGATTGAGATTGCCATTCAGCGCCGCTTTAAGGGCAGGGGGAAACCGTAATGCCGGTAATTAACACGCATCAGAATATCGCCGCCTTTCTCGACATGCTGGCCGTGTCCGAAGGGACGGCGAATCACCCGCTGACGAAAAACCGTGGCTATGACGTGATAGTCACCGGACTGGACGGGAAGCCGGAAATCTTCACCGACTACAGTGACCACCCGTTCGCACATGGCCGACCGGCGAAGGTGTTTAACCGTCGCGGTGAAAAATCCACGGCCTCCGGTCGCTATCAGCAGCTTTACCTGTTCTGGCCGCATTACCGCAAACAGCTTGCCCTGCCGGATTTCAGTCCGTTGTCACAGGACAGACTTGCCATTCAGTTGATCCGCGAACGCGGTGCACTGGATGACATCCGGGCGGGACGCATTGAGCGCGCCATTTCACGCTGTCGCAATATCTGGGCGTCCCTGCCGGGTGCCGGTTACGGTCAGCGTGAGCATTCACTGGAAAAACTGGTCACCGTCTGGCGTACCGCTGGCGGCGTACCGGCTTAAACGGAGTAAACACCATGAAGAAATTATCCCTTTCACTGATGCTGAACGTGTCGCTGGCGCTGATGTTGGCACTGTCCCTGATTTACCCGCAGAGCGTGGCCGTCAATTTTGTCGCTGCCTGGGCGATTCTGGCGACGGTTATCTGTGTGGTTGCCGGTGGTGTCGGCGTGTATGCCACTGAGTATGTACTGGAACGCTACGGGCGGGAGCTGCCGCCGGAATCGCTGGCCGTGAAGATTGTCACGTCGCTGTTTTTGCAGCCGGTGCCGTGGTGCAGACGGGCGGCGGCTCTGGTAGTGATGGTGGCGACGTTTATCTCGCTGGTCGCTGCCGGGTGGATTTTTACCGCGCTGATTTATCTCGTGGCATCGGTGTTCTTCCGGCTGATACGTACGGCCTGCCGTCAGCGTTTTGAGGGGCGGGAACCATGTCAAGGCTGATGATTGTGCTGGTCGTGTTGTTATCGCTGGCGGTGGCGGGGCTGTTTCTGGCGAAGCATGAAAACGCCAGCCTGCGCACCTCACTGGACAGGGCGAACAACGTCGCCAGTGAACAGCAGACGACCATCACCATGCTGAAAAATCAGCTTCATGTTGCGCTCACCAGGGCAGACAAAAACGAGCTGGCGCAGGTGGCACTGCGTCAGGAACTGGAGAACGCCGCGAAGCGTGAAGCACAGCGCGAGAAAACCATCACGAGGTTACTCAATGAAAACGAAGATTTTCGCCGCTGGTACGGCGCTGACCTGCCTGATGCTGTGCGCCGGTTGCACCAGCGCCCCGCCTGCACCGACGCCAGTGATTGTCCACAACGCCTGCCCGAAAGTGAGCCTTTGCCCGATGCCGGGCAGTGACCCGGAGACGAACGGCGATTTAAGTGCCGATATCCGGCAGCTTGAGAACGCGCTGGCACGCTGTGCCAGCCAGGTAAAAATGGTTAAACACTGTCAGGACGAAAACGATGCTCAAACCCGACAGCCTGCGCAGGGCGCTGACTGATGCCGTCACGGTGCTGAAAACTAACCCCGATATGCTGCGGATATTCGTGGATAACGGGAGTATTGCCTCCACGCTGGCGGCGTCGCTGTCATTCGAAAAGCGTTACACGCTCAATGTGATTGTGACCGACTTTACCGGTGATTTTGACCTGCTCATCGTGCCGGTGCTGGCGTGGCTGCGGGAAAATCAGCCCGACATCATGACCACCGACGAAGGCCAGAAAAAGGGCTTCACGTTTTATGCGGACATCAACAATGACAGCAGCTTTGATATCAGCATCAGCCTGATGCTGACCGAGCGCACGCTGGTCAGTGAGGTTGGCGGCGCACTGCATGTGAAAAATATCCCGGAACCTCCGCCGCCGGAGCCGGTCACCCGCCCGATGGAGCTTTATATCAATGGTGAACTGGTGAGCAAGTGGGATGAATGAGTTTAAGCGCTTTGAAGACCGTCTGACCGGACTGATTGAATCACTGTCACCGTCAGGGCGTCGGCGACTGAGCACCGAACTGGCGAAACGTCTGCGGCAGAGTCAGCAGCGCCGGGTGATGGCACAGAAAGCCCCGGACGGTACACCCTACGCGCCACGCCAGCAGCAGCGCGCCAGAAAAAAGACCGGTCGTGTTAAGCGAAAAATGTTTGCGAAACTTATCACCAGTCGTTTTTTGCATATCCGCGCCAGCCCGGAACAGGCATCAATGGAATTTTACGGCGGGAAGTCGCCGAAAATCGCCAGTGTGCATCAGTTCGGTCTGTCGGAAGAAACCCGGAAAGACGGTAAGAAAATTGATTATCCGGCGCGTACTCTGCTCGGCTTTACCGGTGAGGATGTGCAGATGATTGAAGAGATTATCCTGGCTCACCTTGAGCGTTAGTTTTATCCAGGCAGAGGCTGATGCGCAATTAAACATTGAGCGGCCGTGCTGGTCGCTCAATGTTTAGAGGTTTATGAGTGGTTTTTATTTGATGCTTTGTATTCTAAAACCTTCTTATTGGCGTAAAGGAATTTTGCATATGACAGGAATATAAGCAGACCTGAAATGAAATAGGTTAGGGATATTATTAATAATGTTTTTCTGTGGCTGTTATTATCTTTGATCTCCTGACTTAACCATTCGGAGTCCTCCTCGTTTAGCTGTAAGAGCTTATTGCAGGCGATTTCAGGAAGTGTGTCTTTTATAAATACGTTTTGCAGTCTCTTGCAATCGGCAAGGCTATAAGTTTTATTAAATTCAACTGCTTTATTTTTGAAGGATAAAAGAACTTTGTCACTATAAACATAGTACATCATGTTTTTATATGGTATACCTATGGCATCCCTTACTATAGCGGATTGTTCATTGTGTATGTAACATGCGAAGATAATATAAAGAATTCCGGCCAGGACTGCACTCATTGTTTTTGTGATGCATAGCGGTTCTGTTATGTCTCCCCAGAAGCGAGTAAGGAAAAAATCCGATGTTTTTAGTTTTCCATCAATCAGCCCCTGCTGTATCATTCTCACATCTTCGATGCCTGATACATTGATTCCGTTAAGTGTTTTAAATAGTTGAATGTCGCGCCACTCGCGGTCCAGTCTTTTTAATTTTTTGTCTGAATATCCAAATTTGAAATAATGTGCAATAAGCCTCATAAGGTTACTTTTACCAAAGCTAAAAAATGCTAATACTGCAAAGACCAAAAGATACAAAACGATTAGCTCCCACACATTAGTCACATTATAGCTGACCATTACGCTCTCCTTGAATGTTGTCTGGTGGTTCTACAAATGAATCCAGATAGCATAACTTTTATATATTGTGCAATCTCACATGCATGAACACTCTCGCAAATATTCAGGAACTCGCGCGCGCACTGCGCAACATGATCCGCACCGGCATTATCGTTGAAACCAACCTTAACGCCGGTCGCTGCCGTGTGCAGACCGGCGGCATGTGCACCGACTGGCTTCAGTGGCTGACCCATCGCGCCGGACGTTCGCGCACATGGTGGGCACCTTCCGTGGGGGAACAGGTGCTGATTCTGGCCGTGGGCGGTGAACTCGACACGGCGTTCGTTCTGCCGGGGATTTATTCCGGCGATAACCCTGCGCCGTCTGCGTCGGCTGATGCCCTGCATATCCGTTTCCCTGACGGGGCGGTGATTGAGTATGAACCCGAAACCAGTGCACTCACGGTAAGCGGAATTAAAACGGCCAGCGTGACGGCTTCTGATTCTGTTACTGCCACGGTACCGGTGGTCACGGTGAAAGCGTCAACCCGTGTCACCCTGGACACACCAGAAGTGGTCTGCACTAACAAACTGACTACCGGCACGCTGGAAGTGCAGAAGGGCGGGACGATGCGCGGCAACATTGAACACACCGGCGGTGAACTCTCATCAAACGGTAAGGTACTGCATACCCACAAACACCCCGGCGACAGCGGCGGCACAACCGGGAGTCCTTTATGACAGCGCGTTATCTCGGAATGAATCGCAGTGATGGCCTGACTGTCACTGACCTTGAGCATATCAGCCAGAGTATCGGCGATATCCTGCGCACGCCGGTCGGCTCACGGGTGATGCGTCGTGATTACGGCTCGCTGCTGGCGTCAATGATTGACCAGCCGCAGACTCCGGCGCTTGAGTTGCAGATTAAGGTCGCCTGTTACATGGCAGTGCTGAAATGGGAACCCCGCGTCACCCTGTCATCCGTCACCACTGAGCGCAGTTTTGACGGGCGAATGACGGTCACGTTAACCGGCCAGCACAACGACACCGGCCAGCCACTTTCGTTAACCATCCCTGTGAGTTGAAACCATGCCGATTATCGACCTGAACCAGCTACCCGCACCGGATGTGGTCGAGGAGCTGGACTTTGAAACCATTCTTGCCGAACGCAAGGCGACACTGATTTCCCTTTACCCGGAAGACCAGCAGGAGGCGGTCGCCCGTACCCTGACGCTGGAATCCGAGCCTCTCGTCAAACTGCTGGAGGAAAATGCTTATCGTGAGCTTATCTGGCGTCAGCGTGTGAATGAGGCCGCACGGGCGGTGATGCTGGCCTGTGCCGCCGGTAATGACCTTGATGTGATTGGTGCCAATTACAACACCACGCGCCTGACTATCACTCCGGCAGATGATTCGACCATCCCGCCGACACCGGCAGTGATGGAATCTGACACGGATTATCGTCTGCGTATTCAGCAGGCGTTTGAAGGCTTAAGCGTCGCCGGGTCGGTGGGAGCCTATCAGTATCATGGTCGCAGTGCCGACGGGCGTGTCGCGGATATCTCTGTCACCAGTCCGTCTCCGGCCTGCGTCACCATCTCCGTGCTGTCACGTGAAAATAACGGTGTCGCATCCGAAGACCTGCTGGCCGTGGTGCGTAATGCCCTTAATGGCGAGGACGTCAGGCCGGTGGCCGACCGCGTGACCGTGCAGTCTGCCGCCATTGTTGAATACCAGATAAACGCCACGCTTTACCTTTACCCTGGTCCCGAAAGCGAACCCATCCGCGCTGCTGCCGTGAAAAAACTGGAAGCGTACATCACGGCACAGCACCGGCTGGGGCGCGACATCCGTCTGTCTGCCATTTATGCCGCTTTGCATGTGGAAGGCGTGCAGCGTGTCGAACTGACTGCACCGCTGGCCGACATCGTGCTCAACAGTACGCAGGCGTCTTTCTGTACCGAATACCGCGTCGTGACCGGAGGCTCGGATGAGTGATTCGCGACTGCTGCCGACCGGCTCATCACCGCTTGAAGTTGCTGCCGCAAAAGCCTGTGCGGAAATTGAAAAAACACCGGTCAGGATTCGTGAACTGTGGAACCCGGATACCTGTCCGGCAAATCTGCTGCCGTGGCTGGCGTGGGCGTTTTCGGTCGACAGATGGGATGAAAAGTGGCCGGAAGCGACAAAACGCGCCGTTATCCGCGATGCGTATTTCATCCACTGTCATAAAGGCACTATAGGTGCAATCCGGCGTGTGGTGGAGCCGCTCGGCTATCTCATCAACGTGACGGAGTGGTGGGAAAACAGTGACCCGCCCGGCACCTTCCGGCTTGATATTGGTGTACTGGAAAGTGGCATCACAGAGGCAATGTATCAGGAAATGGAACGGCTGATTGCTGATGCCAAACCTGCAAGCCGTCACCTTATTGGCCTGAACATTACCCGGGACATTCCCGGCTACCTGTTCGCCGGTGGTGTGTCTTACGACGGCGATGTAATTACGGTTTACCCCGGATAAGTGAGGAATAATGAGCACAAAATTCAAAACCGTTATCACCACTGCCGGTGCAGCAAAGCTGGCAGCGGCAACCGCACCGGGAGGGCGGAAGGTCAACATTACCACGATGGCCGTCGGGGATGGCGGTGGTAAATTGCCTGTCCCGGATGCCGGACAGACCGGGCTTATCCACGAAGTCTGGCGACATGCGCTGAACAAAATCAGCCAGGACAAACGAAACAGTAATTATATTATCGCAGAGCTGGTTATTCCGCCGGAGGTGGGCGGTTTCTGGATGCGTGAGCTTGGCCTGTACGATGATGCGGGAACGTTAATTGCCGTGGCGAACATGGCCGAAAGTTATAAGCCAGCTCTTGCCGAAGGCTCAGGGCGTTCGCAGACCTGCCGCATGGTCATCATCGTCAGCAGTGTGGCCTCAGTGGAGCTGACCATTGACACCACAACGGTGATGGCGACGCAGGATTACGTTGATGACAAAATTGCAGAGCACGAACAGTCACGACGTCACCCGGACGCCTCGCTGACCGCAAAAGGTTTTACTCAGTTAAGCAGTGCGACCAACAGCATGTCTGAAATGCTTGCCGCAACGCCAAAAGCCGTTAAGACGGTAATGGATGAAACGAACAAGAAAGCGCCATTAAACAGCCCTGTACTGACCGGAACGCCAACGACGCCAACTGCGCGACAGGGAACGAATAATACTCAGATCGCAAACACGGCTTTCGTTATGGCCGCGATTGCCGCCCTTGTAGACTCGTCGCCTGACGCACTGAATACGCTGAACGAGCTGGCGGCGGCGCTGGGCAATGACCCGAATTTTGCTACCACCATGACTAATGCGCTTGCGGGTAAGCAACCGAAAGATGCTACCCTGACGGCGCTGGCGGGGCTTGCTACTGCGGCAGACAGGTTTCCGTATTTTACGGGGAATGATGTTGCCAGCCTGGCAACCCTGACAAAAGTCGGGCGGGATATTCTGGCTAAATCGACCGTTGCCGCCGTTATCGAATATCTCGGTTTACAGGAAACGGTAAACCGAGCCGGGAACGCCGTGCAAAAAAATGGCGATACCTTGTCCGGTGGACTTACTTTTGAAAACGACTCAATCCTTGCCTGGATTCGAAATACTGACTGGGCGAAGATTGGATTTAAAAATGATGCCGATGGTGACACTGATTCATTCATGTGGTTTGAAACGGGGGATAACGGCAATGAATATTTCAAATGGAGAAGCCGCCAGAGTACTACAACAAAAGACCTGATGAATCTTAAATGGGATGCTTTGTATGTTCTTGTCAATGCCATTGTAAATGGCGAAGTCATATCAAAATCAGCAAACGGCCTACGTATTGCTTATGGTAATTACGGATTCTTTATTCGTAATGATGGTTCAAATACATACTTCATGTTGACAAACTCCGGTGACAACATGGGGACTTATAACGGATTAAGGCCATTATGGATTAATAACGCTACTGGCGCTGTTTCGATGGGGCGTGGCCTTAATGTTTCAGGGGAGACGCTTTCAGACCGTTTTGCTATTAACAGCAGTAATGGTATGTGGATTCAGATGCGCGATAACAACGCTATCTTTGGGAAAAATATAGTTAACACTGATAGCGCTCAGGCGTTGCTTCGCCAGAATCACGCTGACCGCAAGTTCATGATAGGTGGACTGGGGAACAAGCAATTTGGCATCTACATGATTAATAACTCAAGGACAGCCAATGGCACCGATGGTCAGGCGTACATGGATAATAACGGTAACTGGCTTTGTGGCTCGCAAGTTATTCCCGGCAACTATGGCAATTTTGATTCCAGATATGTGAAAGATGTTCGACTTGGTTCACAGCAATATTATGGAGTTAACAACTGGCAAACATGGAATTTCCAGTGCCCGTCAGGTCATGTATTGTCTGGTATTAATGTTCAGGATACAGGGTCCAACTCTGCCGATAATATAGCGGGCGTTTATTACAGACCCGTTCAAAAGTATATAAATGGCACCTGGTATAATGTAGCGAGCGTTTAATATGATGCACTTAAAGAACATAAAAGCGGGTAACGCTAAAACACTGGAACAGTATGAGTTAACAAAGAAACACGGAGTTATCTGGCTTTACTCTGAGGACGGAAAAAACTGGTATGAGGAAGTGAAGAACTTTCAGCCAGACACAATAAAGATAGTTTACGATGAAAATAATATTATTATCGCTATCACCAGAGATGCTTCAACGCTTAATCCTGAAGGTTTTAGCGTTGTTGAGGTTCCTGATATTACCTCCAACCGACGTGCTGACGACTCAGGTAAATGGATGTTTAAGGATGGTGCTGTGGTTAAACGGATTTATACGGCAGATGAACAGCAACAACAGGCAGAATCACAAAAGGCAGCGTTACTTTCCGAAGCGGAAAGCGTTATTCAGCCACTGGAACGCGCTGTCAGGCTGAATATGGCGACGGATGAGGAACGTGCACGACTGGAGTCATGGGAACGCTACAGCGTTCTGGTCAGCCGTGTGGATCCTGTAAATCCTGAATGGCCGGAAATGCCGCAATAAGTTGTATGAGCTCTGGTGTGGGCTTACATATCTATGGCACAGAGAAAAGTCTAATCTGACAGTCCGCTCTGTGCCAGGAACGGATGTTGCTAACAGCGTAGTGTGTTAATATATAAGGCGCAGGTCAGCTTATCTCTCATCAACTGTCTGAATTCTTGAGGAGCAGTAGTATGGCAGTAATTCCTAGACGAAACGCACCAAGTAAAAAAATGATCTGGCAATACTGGATTGACAATGGAATTCAAAGAGGTTTGGATGATACGCGCTATGATAATGCGTGTGATTTCAATGTATGTGTCTGCTGTGGCCGCGAATCCTCGAAATTGGAGAGGGCGCATATTATCCCTCACTCATTAGGCGGAAGTAATGATGTCTCAAATTATATTCTGCTATGCAGTAAATGCCATAGAGAAAGCCCAGATATTGCTAATGAATCTGCGCTTATTGAATGGATGAATGAGCAACCTACTGAAATGGACAGCATGTTAAAACTAATCCAACAGGAAATGGATAAATATAATAAAGAAACTCAAATGGAAGTTGATGAGGTTCAGATTAAAGAGATTTTCAGTGATTTATTTAAAAGGGCAGGGACGCATGGTGGTAGATTTTCTGATGCAACCAAGGTGTATATTATTAGGGAGGCTTTGAAAAAAATATTTAGTCAGACTGCTTTATGAAATGCTTGTAGTTATCCTGGTTAACTAGTCCATTTAATGTTAAATTTTATTTTGCATTAGATTTGAATTTTCTTTTAAGGAAATGTCTGCTTCTTGCTCAAAGCAGACTGTCAGATTTGACAGAATTTTGGTTACATAATTTGTCAGTTGGAAACAGAGAGAGTACAAATCAAGGCAGGCAAGCTGATTGCCCGCCTTTTCTTTATCTGTTGTTTCATCCACTGACCAGCCAGGTCAAATAGCCTCTCATGCTCTGCACAACAGAAAATAGTTGCACCCATTAACCACGGAGTTAAACGGATGAGTGACTATCATCACGGTGTGCAGGTGCTGGAGATTAACGACGGCACCCGCGTCATTTCCACCGTATCCACGGCCATTGTCGGCATGGTCTGCACGGCCAGCGATGCGGATGCGGAAACCTTCCCCCTCAATAAACCTGTGCTGATTACCAATGTGCAGAGCGCAATTGCAAAGGCCGGTAAAAAAGGCACGCTGGCGGCGTCGTTGCAGGCCATCGCTGACCAGTCAAAACCGGTCACCGTAGTCGTGCGTGTGGAAGACGGCACCGGCGACGACGAAGAAACGAAACTCGCGCAGACTGTTTCCAATATCATCGGCACCACCGACGAAAACGGTCAGTACACCGGACTGAAAGCCCTGCTGGCGGCGGAGTCGGTTACCGGTGTTAAACCGCGTATTCTCGGTGTGCCGGGACTGGACACCAAAGAGGTGGCGGTTGCACTGGCATCAGTCTGTCAGAAGCTGCGCGCTTTCGGGTATATCAGCGCATGGGGCTGTAAAACCATTTCCGAGGTGAAAGCCTACCGCCAGAATTTCAGCCAGCGTGAGCTGATGGTCATCTGGCCGGATTTCCTCGCATGGGATACGGTCGCCAGTACCACCGCCACCGCGTATGCCACCGCCCGTGCGCTGGGCCTGCGCGCTAAAATCGACCAGGAGCAGGGCTGGCATAAAACGCTGTCCAACGTCGGGGTAAACGGTGTTACCGGCATCAGTGCCTCTGTATTCTGGGATTTGCAGGAGTCCGGCACCGATGCTGACCTGTTGAACGAGTCAGGTGTCACAACGCTGATTCGCCGTGACGGTTTCCGCTTCTGGGGTAACCGTACCTGCTCTGATGACCCGCTGTTCATCTTTGAAAACTACACCCGCACCGCGCAGGTGCTGGCCGACACGATGGCTGAGGCGCACATGTGGGCGGTGGACAAGCCCATCACTGCAACGCTGATTCGCGACATCGTTGACGGCATCAATGCCAAATTCCGTGAGCTGAAAACAAACGGCTATATCGTGGATGCGACCTGCTGGTTCAGCGAAGAATCCAACGATGCGGAAACCCTCAAGGCCGGAAAACTGTATATCGACTACGACTATACACCGGTGCCTCCTCTCGAAAACCTGACCCTGCGCCAGCGTATTACCGATAAATACCTGGCAAATCTGGTCACCTCGGTTAACAGCAATTAAGGAGCCTGACCGATGGCAATGCCGCGCAAACTCAAGTTAATGAACGTCTTTCTGAACGGCTACAGCTATCAGGGCGTTGCAAAGTCCGTCACGCTGCCAAAACTGACCCGTAAGCTCGAAAACTATCGCGGTGCGGGGATGAACGGCAGCGCACCGGTAGACCTCGGCCTTGATGACGATGCACTGTCAATGGAGTGGTCGCTCGGGGGCTTCCCGGATTCGGTTATCTGGGAGCTGTACGCCGCAACCGGTGTGGATGCTGTGCCGATTCGTTTTGCAGGCTCTTACCAGCGCGACGATACCGGCGAAACGGTGGCCGTCGAGGTGGTCATGCGTGGACGTCAGAAAGAAATCGACACCGGCGAGGGGAAACAGGGAGAAGACACCGAGTCGAAAATCTCCGTGGTCTGCACCTATTTCCGGCTGACGATGGACAGTAAGGAGCTGGTCGAAATCGACACCATCAACATGATTGAGAAGGTGAACGGCGTCGACCGGCTGGAGCAACACCGCCGCAATATCGGCCTGTAATTTTCATCCGGTCAGCCTGGCTGACCGGTTAACCCCGATTCAGAAGTGAGAAAACCATGAACAAAGAAAATGTGATTACCCTGGACAATCCGGTCAAGCGTGGTGAGCAGGTTATCGAACAGGTCACGCTGATGAAACCCAGTGCGGGGACGCTGCGCGGTGTCAGTCTGGCTGCGGTCGCGAACTCAGAAGTCGATGCACTGATTAAGGTGCTGCCGCGCATGACGGCACCGATGCTGACCGAGCAGGAGGTCGCCGCGCTGGAACTGCCTGACCTTGTGGCGCTGGCCGGTAAGGTGGTCGGTTTTTTGTCTCCGAACTCGGTGCAGTGACGTTTCCGAAAAATCTGTCGGTCGATGACCTGATGGCAGATGTGGCAGTGATATTTCACTGGCCGCCATCAGAACTGTATCCCATGAGCCTGACCGAACTCATCACATGGCGCGAAAAGGCGCTCCGGCGAAGCGGAAACACGAATGAGTAACAATGTAAAATTACAGGTATTGCTCAGGGCTGTTGACCAGGCATCCCGCCCGTTTAAATCCATCCGCACAGCGAGCAAATCGCTGTCGGGGGATATCCGGGAAACACAAAAATCACTGCGCGAGCTGAACGGTCACGCATCCCGTATTGAGGGATTCCGCAAGACCAGTGCACAGCTCGCCGTGACTGGTCATGCACTTGAAAAGGCACGGCAGGAAGCCGAAGCCCTTGCCACACAGTTTAAAAACACTGAACGTCCGACCCGTGCTCAGGCGAAAGTGCTGGAATCCGCAAAGCGTGCGGCGGAGGACTTACAGGCGAAATATAACCGCCTGACGGATTCCGTTAAACGCCAGCAGCGGGAACTGGCCGCTGTGGGAATTAATACCCGCAATCTTGCACATGATGAGCAGGGACTGAAAAACCGTATCAGTGAAACCACCGCACAGCTTAACCGTCAGCGTGACGCGCTGGCGCGTGTCAGTGCACAACAGGCAAAACTTAACGCAGTCAAACAGCGTTATCAGGCAGGCAAGGAACTGGCCGGAAATATGGCCTCAGTGGGCGCTGCCGGTGTGGGGATTGCGGCGGCGGGAACGATGGCCGGAGTTAAGTTGCTGATGCCCGGTTATGAGTTTGCGCAGAAAAACTCAGAATTGCAGGCCGTGCTCGGAGTGGCAAAAGACTCCGCCGAAATGACCGCACTACGCAAACAGGCGCGCCAGCTCGGCGACAATACCGCCGCCTCGGCGGATGATGCGGCCGGTGCGCAGATAATCATCGCGAAAGCGGGTGGGGATGTTGATGCCATTCAGGCGGCAACGCCGGTCACGCTGAATATGGCGCTGGCGAACCGCCGCACGATGGAAGAAAACGCCGCCCTGCTGATGGGGATGAAATCCGCCTTTCAGCTTTCAAACGATAAGGTCGCTCATATCGGGGATGTTCTCTCCATGACGATGAACAAAACCGCCGCCGATTTTGACGGCATGAGCGATGCGCTGACCTATGCCGCACCTGTGGCAAAAAATGCCGGTGTCAGCATTGAAGAAACCGCCGCAATGGTCGGGGCGCTGCATGATGCAAAAATCACAGGCTCAATGGCGGGGACGGGAAGCCGTGCCGTGTTAAGCCGCCTGCAGGCACCGACGGGAAAAGCGTGGGATGCACTGAAAGAGCTTGGTGTGAAAACCTCAGACAGCAAGGGAAACATCCGACCAGTATTTACCATTCTGAAAGAAATGCAGGCCAGTTTTGAGAAAAAACGGCTCGGTACTGCCCAGCAGGCCGAATACATGAAAACCATTTTCGGGGAGGAGGCCAGCTCAGCCGCCGCTGTGCTGATGACTGCCGCGTCAACCGGAAAGCTGGACAAACTGACCGCTGCGTTTAAAGCCTCAGACGGAAAGACCGCAGAACTGGTAAATATCATGCAGGACAACCTCGGCGGTGACTTTAAGGAGTTTCAGTCCGCTTATGAGGCGGTGGGGACTGACCTGTTTGACCAGCAGGAAGGCGCACTGCGTAAGCTCACGCAGACGGCCACAAAGTATGTGTTAAAACTCGACGGCTGGATCCAGAAAAACAAATCACTGGCGTCAACCATCGGCCTCATTGTCGGTGGCGCGCTGGCGCTTACTGGCATCATCGGTGCCATTGGTCTTGTAGCCTGGCCGGTTATCACCGGCATCAATGCCATTATCGCGGTAGCAGGCGCAATGGGGGCAATCTTCACGACGGTTGGTAGTGCTGTTATGACGGCCATCGGGGCGATTAGCTGGCCGGTTGTGGCCGTGGTGGCCGCCATTGTCGCCGGGGCGTTGCTTATCCGTAAATACTGGGAGCCTGTCAGCGCATTCTTTGGCGGTGTGGTTGAAGGGCTGAAAGCGGCATTTGCGCCGGTGGGGGAACTGTTCACGCCACTTAAGCCGGTGTTTGACTGGCTGGGCGAAAAGTTACAGGCCGCGTGGCAGTGGTTTAAAAACCTGATTGCCCCGGTCAAAGCCACCCAGGACACCCTGAACCGTTGCCGTGATACGGGCGTCATGTTCGGGCAGGCACTGGCTGACGCGCTGATGCTGCCGCTTAATGCGTTCAACAAACTGCGCAGCGGTATTGACTGGGTACTGGAAAAACTCGGGGTCATCAACAAAGAGTCAGACACACTTGACCAGACCGCCGCCAGAACTCATGCCGCCACGTATGGCACCGGTGGTTATATTCCGGCGACCAGCTCTTATGCAGGCTATCAGGCTTATCAGCCAGTCTCGGCACCGGCTGGCCGCTCTTATGTGGACCAGAGTAAAAACGAATATCACATCAGCCTGACGGGTGGTACTGCGCCGGGGACACAGCTTGACCGCCAGTTACAGGATGCGCTCGAAAAATACGAGCGGGATAAACGTGCGCGTGCCCGTGCCAGCATGATGCATGACGGTTAAGGAGGTGACGAAAAATGATGCTCGCGTTAGGTATGTTTGTTTTTATGCGCCAGACGCTGCCACACCAGACCATGCAGCGTGAATCAGATTATCGCTGGCCGTCAAATTCCCGTATCGGTAAACGGGATGCCTTTCAGTTTCTCGGTGTTGGCGAGGAAAATATCACGCTTGCCGGTGTGCTTTATCCCGAACTGACCGGCGGCAAGCTGACGATGACCACGCTCAGGCTGATGGCTGAGGAAGGCCGGGCGTGGCCGTTGCTGGATGGCACAGGCATGATTTACGGCATGTATGTCATCAGCAGGGTGAGTGAAACAGGGAGTATTTTCTTTGCAGACGGCACACCCCGGAAAATTGATTTTACGCTGTCACTTACCCGCGTTGATGAATCACTGGCCGCGCTTTATGGCGATATCGGTAAACAGGCGGAATCGCTCATCGGTAAGGCGGGCAGTATGGCAACTAAATTCACGGGTATGACGGGGGCGGGATAATGCTGGATACGCTGACATTTGATGCAGGCAGTACGCTGACGCCGGATTACATGCTGATGCTCGACAGCAGGGATATTACCGGCAATATCAGCGACCGTCTGATGAGCATGACCCTGACGGATAACCGGGGCTTTGAGGCTGACCAGCTTGATATTGAACTGAACGATGCCGACGGGCAGGTCGGGCTGCCGGTTCGTGGCGCTGTCCTGACGGTGTATATCGGCTGGAAAGGTTTTGCCCTGGTATGCAAAGGGAAATTTACCGTTGATGAGGTTGAACACCGGGGCGCGCCGGATGTGGTCACCATCCGCGCCCGGAGTGCAGATTTTCGCGGGACGCTCAATTCCCGCCGGGAAGGCTCCTGGCATGACACCACGCTCGGTGCGATTGTTGAGGCGATAGCCTCCCGTAACAGGCTGGAAGCCCGTGTTGCTCCGTCACTGGCCGGAATTAAAATCCCGCACATCGACCAGTCGCAGGAGTCTGATGCGAAATTCCTGACCCGTCTTGCTGAACGCAACGGCGGTGAGGTGTCGGTAAAAATGGGAAAACTGCTGTTTCTCAAAGCGGGGCAGGGGGTGACTGCCAGCGGTAAAAAAATCCCGCAGATTACCATCACCCGCAGCGACGGTGACCGTCATCATTTTGCGATTGCTGATCGTGGAGCCTATACCGGCGTAACGGCAAAGTGGTTACACACCAAAGACCCGAAGCCGCAAAAGCAGAAGGTAAAACTGAAACGCAAAAAGAAAGAAAAACACCTGCGCGCACTGGAGCACCCGAAAGCAAAACCGGTCACGCAGAAGAAAGCGCCAAAAGTACCGGAAGCGCGCGAAGGTGAATACATGGCCGGTGAGGCTGACAACGTTTTTGCCCTGACTACGGTATATGCCACGAAAGCACAGGCCATGCGCGCCGCTCAGGCGAAGTGGGATAAACTGCAACGGGGTGTGGCGGAGTTCTCCATCAGCCTGGCTACCGGTCGGGCAGATATTTACACGGAAACACCGGTTAAAGTGTCAGGCTTTAAGCGCGTCATAGACGAGCAGGACTGGACAATCACTAAGGTGACACATTTTCTGAATAATAGCGGCTTCACAACGTCCTTGGAGCTTGAGGTCAGGCTTTCTGATGTAGAGTACGAAACAGAAGATGATGAGTGATATTTTTATTTTATCTATTTGTTTTGTAAGGATAAATTAACTAAAATGGCACCATCAACAAAACCGGAAGAGGTGCTCGCGATGTTTCATTGTCCTTTATGCCAGCATGCCGCACATGCGCGTACAAGCCGCTATATCACTGACACGACAAAAGAGCGTTATCACCAGTGTCAGAACGTGAATTGCAGCGCCACGTTCATCACTTATGAGTCGGTACAGCGATACATCGTGAAGCCGGGAGAAGTCCACGCCGTAAGACCGCACCCGTTGCCGTCAGGGCAGCAAATTATGTGGATGTAATTACAAACAGAAAGCCCCTCAGTCGAGGGGCTTTTTTTGTCGATGTGGTCAATGTGTGGACGTGACCAGAAATAAATCCTTTTATTTCATTGTATTACGCATAAAAAATAAGCCCGTGTAAGGGAGATTACACAGGCTAAGGAGGTGGTTCCTGGTACAGCTAGCATTTTATGGGTTATGTTTTTCAGCGAAACGGATGATAACCTTAATAAATGCAGCTGTATGTGATCGGTTTCTAAGAATTTTTCATCCGGGAAAAATAATCGAAATTAATCACTTACCGTGGGGGTTACGCGTGGTTTCCCCGGAGAAATTACGCATCAGCAGCGCGTAATTTAGCTCAAGATCCTGCGGCACCGGGAGCCACACAGTATAACCATCGCCTGGTGCGACCGGCATCGCTTCACCTTTGGCGTTTTCCATATGCTCAAGGGTAAAGTTAATGTTGCCTTGCGGCGTCATCAGCTCAAGGCTGTCGCCAACGGAGAATTTATTTTTCACCGCTACCGCCGCGAGCTCCCCCTTGCGCTCACCGGTAAACTCACCAACAAACTGCTGACGGTCAGAAACCGAATAACCGTATTCGTAGTTCTGATAATCGTCGTGGGTATGACGACGCAGGAAACCTTCGGTATAGCCACGATGCGCCAGACCTTCCAGCGTTTCCAGCAGGCTGGTATCGAACGGTTTGCCCGCAGCGGCGTCATCGATAGCTTTACGGTAAACCTGCGCGGTGCGTGCGCAATAGTAGAAAGATTTGGTACGGCCTTCGATTTTCAGCGAATGCACGCCCATTTTGGTCAGGCGTTCAACATGGGCGATGGCGCGCAGATCTTTCGAGTTCATGATGTAAGTGCCGTGCTCATCTTCAAACGCGGTCATATACTCGCCCGGACGCTGGGCTTCTTCGATCATAAACACTTTGTCGGTTGGCGCGCCGATACCCAGCGTCGGCTCAACATTTTGCACCGGAATCGGCTCGTACTTGTGTACGATGTTGCCGACGTCATCTTCTTTCCCTTCCTGGACGTTGTACTCCCAGCGGCAGGCGTTGGTGCAGGTGCCCTGGTTCGGGTCGCGCTTGTTGATATAGCCAGAGAGCAGGCAGCGACCGGAGTAGGCCATGCACAGCGCGCCGTGAACGAAGATTTCGATCTCCATATCCGGCACCTGATTGCGGATCTCTTCAATCTCTTCCAGTGACAGTTCGCGAGAGAGGATCACGCGGGTCAGACCCATTTGCTGCCAGAATTTTACCGTCGCCCAGTTTACGGCGTTAGCCTGTACCGAGAGGTGGATTGGCATTTCCGGGAAGTGCTCACGCACCAGCATAATCAGCCCTGGATCGGACATAATCAGCGCATCCGGCCCCATTTCCACCACCGGTTTCAGGTCACGGATAAAGGTTTTCAGCTTGGCGTTGTGCGGTGCAATGTTGACCACGACATAAAACTTTTTCCCCAGCGCGTGGGCTTCATTGATGCCGAGCTGAAGATTTTCGTGGTTGAATTCGTTGTTGCGCACACGCAGGGAGTAACGCGGCTGGCCCGCATAAACAGCATCTGCGCCATAAGCGAAAGCGTAACGCATATTTTTCAGCGTTCCCGCCGGGGAAAGGAGTTCCGGTTTAAACAT